TTGATGCTCTTCTCTTGTCATAGTGCCGTTGCCGTATCCGTTGATCCCGGTTGACATCTGGTACTGCGCATATTCCAGGCTGTTTAAAATATTCTGTAACTGTGCTTCTGTTTCTGTCATTTCAAAAAATAATTTGCTCATACTCTTTTTTCCTCCTACACTTCCAACATTTGAATGTAATAAACTGGAACTGGCAACAAGATACCGCCCTCAAGCGTGACAATTCCCATATCTCCCTGTAACTCCAGTAAATCTCCTGTTACCTCGTGAAACGGCATTCCTCTTTCTCCTTCTTTCTTTTGTGCGTTCATCAAAAGGGACGCCCACTCTGTCTTGAATAAAATCTTGCTCTGTCTCGTTTCCGGTGCTTGTGCCGGGATCATTACTCTACATCTCTGCTTCATGTTTCGCTTTCCTTTCCAATTCGTTTGCAAGTGCCAGTGCTAATTCTTTCGAGAACTCTGTCTGGTACTTCCTGTAAAATCTGTCGGTATCTTCTACTACCTTCTCCCAGTATTCCTTTGTGTTCTCTACGCTCCAGACTGATTGCATCATTTTCCAATAGTCCTGAAACATTTCAAATTCTTCACTGCCTTTTAATAATTTTACGCTACCCATCTTTTAATCAAACGGTGTCGGTGTCCGTACCGTCTTGAATCCATCTTTGCTTTTGAGTTCCTCTTCTGTTTCCTGAAATCTCATTTCATTCCCATCAAAGCGGTATACAATCTTCCCTAGTTCTCCCTGCCGGTTCTTATCCACTTTCAGACCTTTTCTGGTCTTGTCCTCATTGTCCAGATTCCACAACAAAATGATAATGCTTGCATCCTGTTCAATGTCTCCAGCTTCTCTAAGCTCTCCCATTGTCGGTTCTTTAGTCTCTCTCATTTCACTGGTTCGGTTCAACTGCGACAGTGCAATGATCGGAACATTCAGTTCCATTGCAAGGGCTTTAATCGCTTTTGAGATTGCTCCTACTTCACTGGCTCTGCTCTGGTATCTGGTGTCAGCTCTTACCAACTGCAAATAGTCAATGATGATGCAGTCCAGCTCCTGATGTCGGCACTCATTCCGGATTTCAGAAACGGACTTTGTTCCGCTGCTGATCAGAATGTCCATTTTCCCCAATGTCTTGTTTGCTCTTTCAAAGCGTTCCCTCTCGTCTCCGAGAAACTGGATTGCTCTTCGGATACGGTTCAACCGGATGCCGCTCTGATTGCTGAGTAATCTCTCATACACTTGTTTCTCTGACATTTCCAGATTGTAGAATCCAATCCGCTTTCCGGCTTTTGCCATTTCTAGGATGATCTGTGAAGTAAATGCCGACTTTCCAACTCCCGGTCTTGCTCCGATTACAATCACGTCACCGCCTTCCAAACCTCCGGTGATCTCATCCAGTTTTGAAAACCCGGTATATAGCTTCTCTTCTTTCCGCTCCTGAAAGTATTGATCCTGATATTCTGAGACTATAGCCGTGAGCTTTTTGGATTTATTCTTCTCACTTCTCTTGAGAGCTTCTAACTCCTGTATCGTATCCGCAATCTGATATTCCACGCCTGCTGCCGTTACCTGTGTTCGTGTCAGAATGTTCCGAAACACCTCAGCCTTATAATCTCTTACAACGCTTTCCGCATAGCTTTTCAACTCTGTGGACGTGTACGGCAGCAGTACGCAATCTCTCAAGACCTGTGTTATGTATTCTCTTGTGTATGACTCACTCTCAACTGCCTGTGTTACTGTGACCAGATTCGCCGGTTGACCGATGTCATAGAGCTTCACAATCTCTCGATAGATTTCCTTCAGAACCGGATCTTGAAACATATCCGGTTTTAGGAGATCGTAGATCTGGTGCAGCTCCTTGTTGTCCATCAACAGACATCCGATCACTGTCTTTTCTGCCAGATCACTCATTCTGCTCCACCTCCACATAGTCTAAAAGCTGACTTCCCATCAACGTATCAAAGTTTTTGTAATACTCCAACTCCGTCTCATGTTCCTTCTGCTGCTCCACATAAGCATGTACCGCAAGATACATTTCCCGGTTTGTCAACTTTCTGCGCTTTCCGTTTACGGATCTTCCTTTCAGCCATGAACAATAATTTGCAAATGCTTTGGTTCGTCCTCTCTTTTTCGGATAGATTGCATAGATTTTTTCAAAGTCAGACTCTCGTTCATCCGGTTTCGGTGAACATATATTATTATTTATATCTATCTCTTTCTCTATCTCTAACTCTGGTGTAGAATTCTTGTAAGATTTCTTACACTCTTCCTTACATGATTTCTCACTTTCTATTCTATTGTAGTATTTTCTTTGCCGATCTGCTTCTGTGCTGCTCCTCCCTATGAAATTTTGAATATCCATCATGTAAATAGCTCCAGAGTCAAGAATCTCAATAAGTCCCAATTCCTTAAAAATGTCTAATGCTTTCTCTAAAGTTCCGACTTGATGACGTGTTACGCTCGCAAGCATTTGAGAGTTATACGGAATCGTACCATTCAGCATCAACCTACCATTGTCTTTCAAACTTCTAAGATATAGCTTCATCAAAATATTGCTGTATAAATATCCGTCTTTCATGCTCTCTAGCAGGATCATGCTGTCTGATTCGAAAAAGTTTTCTTTTAATTTCAAGTAATAGTATTTCTTGTTATCTGACATCTTCTTGCCCTCCGCTCATGTCCTGCTGCCCTTCTGGCATCTTTAGCACTCTCTTTGCACTTCTGGTAGCTGCAAACGTGTTTCTTGCTCTTGCATCCATTGTCCGGCAGAATTCTACAATCTCCTGCCGATTCTTTGGTTTCCAGTATCCTTTCCCTGATCCGCTACAGATCACTGCGCCGTGGTTACGTTCATAAGCGATCTTCTGCTGTAGCGCTCTGGCTGAACTGCATCTACTACGCTTCACAAGCTCTGCTGTGGTTACTGCGTTCTCTTTGCCTACTGGCAGCAGGCTTTCAATCTGGAATTCTGTCTTGCCGTACTTCTTTCCATGTGCTGGGTTATTTCGGTTTTTCTGCATTATTTTACCTCCTGTATCTTCCTGTCCAGATAACGATCGATTACGACCTTATCATAGAGCCTTCTTCTACCTATTGCCACTTCTGCCCCGATTGATTTCGCAAATTCTACACCGCGATTTCTTCCGAGTCCTAAATAGGTACACGCTTCTTTTGCGCTCATAAGTCTCGCAACGCTTCCCGTATTTTCCATGCTTTTCCTTTCCTTTCTTAATAGTACGCAGAGTTTTTGTACTCTTTGCCTAGCTTTATTGTACTTTATGTGGTATGATATATTCAAATACGATTTTAATATATTTATTTTTTATTTTTATATCAAAAGGAGATATTTACTTCATGAATAAAGATAATCAAATCCATAAATACGATAATCAAGTTGTTATAAAGAATATATCCACACTCATGAAAGATAAAGGGGTGACTCAAGCTGAATTAGCTAAAGGAATAGGAGTTTCCCAAAGCCGAATTAGTGACTGCCTTAGAGGACAAAGAGATTTCACACTCTCTCAATTTGTAGATATTGCAAATTTCTTTGAAACTTCTACAGACAAACTTCTCGGTTTCACACCTGTCACTGCTAAAGCTGATGAAGCCACTTTAGCGGATGTACTACAGAAACTATTTGACATCAATCAACTTATCAACATCAATATGGAACGTATAAACATTACAGATCAAAACGCATTGCCTTTTGATACAGTACCGGAAACATATCTTGCATTATATTTTAAAAATGATGCACTTGAGAAAAATTTAGAAGAATGGGCTGCTGTTGATTCCATAACTACCCAAGATGCTGAAATGAAGAAAAAATTACTTCGCTTATGGAAAGAAGAAGCATTAAGTATGGCAAAATCAAGAAAAGCAAAATGGAATTTTAGAAATGAAGAAGAAGAGGGAGAACGTTTATATGAAGATATAATGTCGCAATTTGATGAATGGATGAATTGCTTAGCACGTGGGACAAGTGAAATGAATTCAATATATTCGTTATTCATAACACAAGACGAACTTGAATTAGCTGAAAAATATGTACAAAAAAATGCACTGTTTTTACCAGATGAAGCCCTTGACGCTTTAGCTTTTGCAGAAAAGCACAGCATTTATTTACAGTCCTCTAAATAAGCACAAAAAGCACTCCCTCCCCGGATCGAGTGCTTTCATTTTGTATTTTCCCATTTTGTACTTTTTTGGTACTTCCCCATTTCCATCAAATTTCTGATTTCGGGAAGATAGTTGAAATATAGCGTATTTACTGGACTTTTTACACCATAATTATACAAAGCGTCCAAAATCAATAATTACATTGTGAAAATATTGTAAACTCCTCCCTGTTTATAGTATACTGTATCAGAAAAGGGTAAAACTTCTGTTTTCCCTTCTTGTCACACGTAATACTAAATTGATAGAGGAATGAAATCATGAAAATTGGATTTGATAACGAAAAGTATTTAAAAATGCAGTCAGAGCATATCCGCGAACGCATCAATCAGTTTGATAACAAACTGTATCTCGAGTTCGGCGGAAAACTGTTCGACGACTACCACGCTTCCCGCGTTCTTCCGGGATTTGAGCCTGACAGCAAGCTCCGCCTTTTAAAACAACTCAGTGACCAGGCAGAGATTGTCATTGTCATCAGCGCAAAGGATATCGAGAAAAATAAAGTCCGCGGCGATCTTGGTATCACTTATGATTCTGACGTACTCCGTCTGATGGATTCTTACCGCGACAACGGTCTGTATGTGGGCAGTGTCGTGATCACACAATATTCCGGTCAGGAAAGTGCCTCTTTATTCCGCCACCGTCTGGAAAATATGGGAATCCGTGTATACCAGCACTACTGTATCAACGGCTACCCTTCCAATATCCCGCTGATCGTCAGTGATGAAGGATACGGTAAAAATGACTATATCGAAACTTCCCGTCCGCTTGTCATCATCACAGCCCCGGGTCCTGGAAGCGGAAAAATGGCAACCTGTCTGTCTCAGTTATATCATGAGCACAAACGCGGGATTCATGCAGGATATGCCAAATTTGAGACATTCCCGATCTGGAATCTGCCGCTGAAGCATCCGGTAAATCTGGCGTATGAAGCGGCTACAGCAGACCTCAACGATGTCAATATGATCGACCCGTTCCATCTGGAGGCCTACGGAAAGACAACCGTCAACTACAACCGTGATGTTGAGATCTTCCCGGTTTTAAACACGATTTTTGAAAAGATTTACGGAAAGAGCCCATACAAATCTCCAACCGATATGGGTGTAAATATGGCTGGAAACTGTATCTGTGACGATGCTGTATGCTGTGAAGCATCCCGCCAGGAGATCGTTCGCCGTTACTATGATTCCCTCAACTCTCTTCTGAAAGGAAACAGTCCGGAAGAAGAAGCACAAAAAATCGAGCTGCTGATGAATCAGGCCAATGTGACGATCGAAGACCGCCACGTTGTTGCAGCTGCCTTAAAACGTGCGGAAGAGACACATACGCCTGCTGCTGCTCTGGAACTGGATGACGGCCGTATCATCACCGGAAAGACCACGAATCTTCTCGGTGCCTCCGCTGCCCTTCTTCTGAATGTGATCAAAGAACTGGCCGGGTTGAAACACGAGCTGCATATTATTTCACCGGAATCGATCGAGCCGATTCAGAAACTGAAAGTGGACTATCTGAAAAGCAAAAACCCGAGACTTCATACTGATGAAGTACTTATCGCACTTTCTGCAAGCGCTGCCACCAACCCGGATGCCAGACTTGCACTTCAGCAGCTTTCAAAATTAAACGGATGTCAGGCTCATACTTCCGTTATGCTGTCCGATGTTGATATCCGCACCTTCAAACGTCTCGGCGTCCAGCTTACATGTGAAGCTGTCTATGAGACCGGATATAATTACCATTAAAAGCGATCCTCTCCTGATGGGAGAGGATTTTTTTAATAAAAGAGGAAATATTTATTGTTCATAAAAAAGTACTTGTATTTTTTCGCAAAAAGAGAGTATACTCTTTTTTTAATATTTTTATTCACATCATATGAGGAGGATCACTATGGCAGTAAAATATGTATTTGTGACCGGTGGAGTTGTTTCAGGACTAGGAAAAGGGATTACAGCCGCATCACTCGGCAGGCTTTTGAAAGCCCGCGGATATACGGTGACTATGCAGAAATTCGACCCTTACATCAATATTGATCCGGGAACCATGAATCCGGTACAGCACGGAGAAGTATTCGTAACCGATGACGGAGCCGAAACGGATCTGGACCTGGGACATTATGAACGTTTTATCGATGAAAATCTGACAAAAAATTCCAATGTCACAACCGGAAAGATTTACTGGTCTGTCTTGCAGAAGGAACGAAGAGGTGATTTCGGCGGCGGAACCGTGCAGGTTATCCCACACATCACCAATGAGATCAAAAGCAGATTTTACCGAAATCCTTCTGCTGAAAATACAGAAATCGCGATCATTGAAGTGGGCGGAACTGTCGGTGATATCGAAAGCCAGCCTTTCCTGGAATCCATTCGTCAGTTTCAGCATGAAAAAGGACGTGATAACGTCATTTTGATCCATGTAACCTTAATTCCATACCTGAGAGCCTCTCAGGAAATGAAAACAAAACCTACACAGGCCAGTGTCAAAGAACTTCAGGGCATGGGAATCCAGCCGGATATTATCGTATGCCGTTCCGAACATCCGCTGGATAACGGAATCAAAGACAAGATTTCCCTGTTTTGTAACCTTCCGGCAGATCACGTTCTTCAAAACCTGGATGTGGATTATTTATACGAAGCACCTCTGGCAATGGAAAAAGAAAACCTTGCACAGGTTGTATGCGAATGTCTCCATCTGGACTGTCCAAAACCGGATTTAAGTGACTGGGAAACTATGGTAGACAATCTAAGACACCCGGTTTCCAAAGTCCGCATCGCACTGGTCGGAAAATATGTTCAACTGCACGATGCCTATATCAGCGTGGTAGAGGCTTTAAAACACGGCGGAATCTACAGCCACACGACTGTTGAGATCAAATGGGTGGATGCCGAGACAGTGACTCCTGAAACCGCAGATGAGATTTTTAAGGATGTAACAGGAATCCTGGTTCCCGGCGGATTTGGTCACCGCGGTGTGGAAGGCAAGATCGAAGCCATCCGCTACGCCCGCACACACAAAATTCCGTTCCTCGGTATCTGTCTTGGAATGCAGCTTGCGATCGTAGAATTTGCCCGCAATGTGATCGGTTTCCACGATGCACACAGTCTGGAACTAAATCCATCCACTACACATCCGGTGATCCACATCATGCAGGATCAGATCGGTATCGAAGATATCGGCGGAACACTTCGCCTGGGTGCTTATCCATGTATTCTGGACAAAACTTCCAAAACATATGAGGTCTACCAGAAAGAAGAAATTCAGGAACGCCACAGACATCGCTATGAAGTCAACAATGATTACCGTGAAGTTCTGACCGAAAACGGCATGAATCTGTGTGGCCTTTCTCCGGACGGCAAGATCGTTGAAATGGCAGAACTCAAAGACCATCCGTGGTTTATCGCAACACAGGCGCATCCGGAATTAAAATCCCGCCCTAACAAACCTCATCCACTGTTCAAAGGATTTGTGGAAGCTGCGGCGGCACTTGACAAACACTAATATATACAGACTGATAACCAGCGACTCCTTCACAGAGACCGCTGGTTATCAGTCTTTTTTCTTTAAATCATCCATTTGTCATACGCAAACTGATAAACAGAAATTACTCTTCCAACACCAATCATAGCAAAAACGGTTCCAAGTCCTACTCCTACCACAGAATGTGCAAAACATAATCCAATGAATATGGTTGTACACAAACTGATAAAATCAACACAGTTTTTTGTAAAACCTATATTTTTTTGATTTCTGCAGCAATTGCCTGTACAATGCCATCTCCCGGATTAGGAATCAAGTTCATGTTCAGCATTGTTGCCGCACCGATTCCTGTTAATACAATCGCTAAAAACAGTACAAATAATCGAAGCAAGAGGCTGTATTCATTAAAATCCGGAATTATATACGTAAACAGATTTAAAAATCTTGTAAAAATCAGGCTGAATGGAAGTTGAAGTGTAAGCGCAAAATAATTCGACGGATTGTGTTGCCCTAAAAATCATTCCATAATAATCATTAGAAAATGCAAGCATTTCACTTTATCTTCTCTTGCCAGAAATGATAGATGCGAGCATTTTACTCTATCCGATTTATGGAGGTGTGCTCATGAGAAGCAAAAGAATACCTGCCGAAGAACAATACCGTCTCATCATGGAATGCCGTCAAAGTGGATTGACAGATCATCAATGGTGTGTGGAACACGACATCAAACCGGGAACTTTTTACAACTGGGTAAAAAGGCTGCGTCAGAAAGGTTGTGTGGATTTGCCAGCGTCAACCGGACGCAGCTATCGTGCACCGGAAAACCAGGAAGTTGTCAGAGTGGATTTTCATGATACTGACCCGCTCCAATATGAACAGCCATTAAATGTGATTCCGGTAGCTACGGAAAGAAATAACCTTTCCGTAGCAGAGCCAATGAAGCTGTCTGTAGGAAGCTTTCATCTAACAATACCAAATGGAACAGATCCTCAGCTTCTGGCTCAAACGCTTCGCATTGTGAAGGAGTTGGAATGTTAGGGGATATCACAGCCGCCGATGAAATCTATATCGTAACAGGCAGAACGGATATGCGGAAATCCATTGACGGGCTGTGTGCTATTGTAGAGGATCAACTCCATATGGATCCAAGGCGAAGTGCCCTGTATCTTTTCTGTGGAAAACGTTGTGACAGGATCAAAGCTTTGCTCTGGAAATCTGACGGATTTGTGCTGCTGTATAAACGTATGGAAGTTCAGGGCAGATTTCGCTGGCCCAGAAATCAGCTGGAAGTAAAACAATTGACCTGGCAGCAATTCGACTGGCTCATGTCCGAGCTTGAAATCGAACAACCCAAGGCATTCAAACCTACGGAATGATCGCATAAAACATCTATGCCAACCAACAGAAACGGAGGGGCTTCTCACCCTGTATCATGTCTGAAATCCCTTGTAAATGTGAGGGTTTGGTAAGGATGTTTTTAAGATTTAGGTTTTGCGGTATAGTATGTTGCGTACTATACCGCTTTCCCTTTCCACAAAGTGACCTTTGAGTGGTCGAATACTCCGATATGGTTATAGATAATTTCAATTTCCTGTAAGCGTTTACCGCTGCTCTTATCAGGAGCATGGACAATAATTTTGTCGATAAACTCATGTACAATTTCTGGTGTTAGTTCTGTAAGGTTAGTGTACTTGCGGACTACTGAAAGAAATTGCTTTACATCCACAGATTGTTTTTCTTCTTTCTGTAATTCTTTCTCTAAGGAAGTCTGTTCTTCCTGCAAAGTATGCTGTTCTTCCTCATATCCTTTTGAAAGTTTCATAAAGCGCTCATCTGAAAGTTTTCCACTAATATTGTCTTCATAAATCCGTTGAAAAATTTTGTCCAACTCTTGAATACGGGAATGGATTTCTGTAAGCCGTTTTTTCTTTTGCGACAGTTCTTTATTTCTTTGCCGCATATCCGTATCCATGACCATCTGAACAAATTCATCTTCATAATCTGATACATAGCGGATAACTTCTTTCAGGTTTTCCAGCACAATTTGTTCGACTACTACATTACGAATATAGTGCATAGTACATGATTTTGAATTGTGCCGGTAATTGCTGCATACAAAATTATGTTTCTCTGCGCTCTGTGCCATTTGCCTATGAAATGTCATTTTGCTTCCGCAATCTGCACAGTAGAGCAAACCAGAGAACATAGGCATATCCCCCATTTTGGTAGGGCGGCGTTTTCCGGAACGGATTTTCTGTACAATCTCAAAGGTTTCCTTGTCAATGATTGCTTCATGGGTATTCTCAAAAATCCTCCATTGTTCAGGACTGTTATCAATTTTTTTGCGATTTTTATAAGACTTAACATGGGTCTTAAAATTCACAGTATGTCCTAAATAATCCATTCTTTCTAAGATGTGAGATACCACAGTTGCACTCCACAGATACTTGTCAGGTGGAAGAACGGTTCGTGGCTTTTCCCCATGCTCTAACGCATAATAAGTAGGGCAAAGAATTTTTCTTTCCGTTAGAATATTGGCAATTCGTGTCGGTCCATAACCATTGACACATAAACGGAAGATTTCCCGAACCACTTCGGCGGCTTCTTCATCTATAAGCCATTCCTTTTTATTGTCAGGATTCTTCATGTAGCCATAAGGAGCGTGAGAACCGATATGCTCGCCTGCCATTCCTTTAGAACGTTTGACTGCACGGATTTTTTTGCTGGTATCCTTTGCGTACCATTCGTTGATTATGTTACGAAATGGGGTAAACTCATTCTCCCCCACATGGCTATCCACGCCATCATTGACAGCAATAAAATGGACATCCATGTTCGGGAACATAATTTCTGTGTACATTCCCACCTGCAAATAATCACGCCCAAGTCTTGACATATCTTTGACTATAACGCGTTTGATTCTTCCTGCTTCGACCTCTGCAATCATTCTTTGAAAATCTGGTCTGTTGAAATTTGTACCAGAAAATCCATCATCTACAAAAAACACATAAGGCTGATACCCATGTTCGATTGCATAACGCTTCAGGATTTTTTTCTGGTTAATAATACTGTTTGAATCACCCTCCTGTTTATCATCTTGTGAAAGCCGACAGTATAATGCGGTTAATTCCTCTGTTTGATTTCCAATCGGATAAATGGAAGTGATAGTGTTGTTTGACTGCTGTAACATAAATACCTCCTATCCGACAGTCAAACAGACAATGCTTTTGCAACTTTATTGTACCGCATTTTCTGTTTTCTGTCTGCCCTGTTTTATAGCAAAATTATTGTTTCAAGTCATTACGGATAAGCCTTTTTACTTTCGTTACTGCGTCTTCCTGTGCCTGTTCTTTTGAGCGGGATTTTACCACATAACAGGTGTTTCCTATCTGGTATTCCCGTATCATTTCAGGGGCAGGATTCTTTGTGTTTTCCATAAGATAACAACCTCCTGTTATTTTCTTTGAAGCAAACCGAACAGCTTTCGCTAAAGCTCATGGGAATCTCACCCCTGAATGGTTCTCATCCAGCCGTACCCTTTGCCAGCGGTGCTACATCATCACACGGACTAAGGCTGTACGGAAGTATCATTATCACAA